TTCTGGGATAAACTTAGCTGCGCTAGTGTTGTCTACTGCTCCGCCCATATTGGGATATACTGATGTAGCCATGATAAAAGTCCTATAATAAGATTATTGTCGAACTCTCCCTTCTTGGTAGGCTTGCATGATTTCATCAGACAAGGATAAGTACCGTTCGGGATCGTCCTGCATTAGTTTAATAATGTCTGAGCGTCTATAGACTTTGCGAGTTGCTGCTTCACCACTTCCTTTGGCATTGCCAGTAGAAGCGTTTTTAACGGCTTGCTTGCGTTCAGTTTTCTCATTAGCAGCAGTTTGGGTTACAATCTGTTGACGTTCTTTCCACGTAGTGAAGAGTTCATCAGCAGCTTCGTAATCATACTGCGTATCTGCTTGTGCAAAGAGTTGTGTCCGAATCTTTGAGCCTTGAATCCACTCGCCAAACTTAGGGTCTTGTATCAGCTGTTGCATGTCAGGATGACGCTGCTGCAACTGTTGCAAAGCCGTGGCGTGTTTATACTGCTTAGTTTGTTCTTCAGCAGCTTTGATTGAAGGATGATTCTTAATCGCTCTCTCGACTGCCTTGTCGGGATCAGAGAAAAAGTCTATGTCTTCTTCAGGTTGTTCAGTTGGTGCTTTCGTTGTGTCGAGTTGTGTCTGAATATAGTTATCTACAACGGAACGTAACTCCCCTACTTCACTACTCTGTCTGCCCAATAACTTCTCAGCTTCTTGGTGCATCCGCACAATTTCTGCGGTTGACTTTCCTTTGTACTTGTCAGGGATTTCTTCTTCTTGAGGAGTTTCCTGTTCTTTAGGTTCCTCTACAAAAGTTTCTTCTACTTCAGTTGTGTCCAGTTCTTCGTCTTCAGGACGCTCGTCTATTAGTGTTGCCATTATTAAACTCCGTGAGTATTCTCATTATGGAGGTGTGTTATGTAAGGATTCGGTTAGGAGTTAGCCTTACGCTCTTGTTGTAATTTCTGCTGTCTGTTCTTTTCCCACTTTCTAGTAGCACCTAAAAAATCACCAGAAATAGGATCTAACTTAGAACGAACAGCACTTACAATTCTATTAGCTATCTTGTCACAATCTAAACAAGGAATATGGGTACACTCTGAATCTGTAAACCTTTCATTTGTGTGCCCATCTTCACAGCGGTATTCGTATAGCGCCCTCATTCACTATTTGCTGAGAGTGCTTCTTCTTCAGCCGCTTCTAGTTGTGCTTCAAGATTAAGTAAACCAGCTATCACAGCAAGTTGCCCTTTACGAAAGTTAAGGTCATCACTGTCTTTAGTTAGTTCTACTGAATTAATTAATACCGCATTGCTATTTAAATCTTCTAACAGTTGTTTCCAACCATCAGACCCAAACATGTTTTTCATGTTGCGATAATATAATTCAAGTTGTTTATCAATCATACTGTTTTTCCTTTAAGGACAGTTAATTTAGTTATAGTTACCCAGTTAGTATAACATAAAAGTATAAAAAAGTCAAGCTTTATTTGTGTTTTTACTTGACTTCTTAGTAGCTTTGTTGTATATAGCATCCCAGTTACTAGCAAACTTCTTTGAGTCTGTCTTTCTTTGACTACTTCCTTTACCGCCGTGGGTCTGACCTTTCATCTTTTTTTACCTTTATGTAAACCATGCTTAGCGTGTTGCTTTCCTTTAGCAGTAGCTTCCTTTTTCTTTTTGTTAGCAGCTGCTAGTTTCTTCTTACCTGCTGCTGTGGACTTCAGCTTACTAATGGTTTTAGAAGGTGCGTAGACTTCTCCAGTCTTGCTGCTGGGCTTACCAGAAGGTGTACGCCACTTTTGCTTAGTCCATTTCTTTAACGACTTTTGTGATTCTTTTAGAGCCATTACTTATAGCCTCCACCTTTTGCCTTATACTCCTTTGCTAATATCTGTGCTTTCCTAGCAGACCATTGACCAGCGTTACCACCTTTAGTTCCTGCTTTAATCTTGTTAAACAAGTTCTTACGCATAGTGGGCTTAGTATAGTTCCCTGCTTTGTTTACTGTAGACTTCTTGGCTGGCATATTACTTACCTTTTTTAACTGGCTTCTTCTTAGGTGCTGCCTTTTTCTTCTTAGGTGGACGACCTACTTTACTACCGTATGTACCTTTACCGTATGGCATAATCTTCTCCTATAACCCTATTAAGTTCCAACCATGATTGGCTATTGCATTGAGAATAATAACGAGACATGTAGCCATGTGAGTAAACCACCAAAAAGTCCTAATACCAGCAACAATATCAGCTTGCTTATCTGTCTCACCAACTTTCTCCCCTAGGCTTTTAGCCCAAATTCTCCACCATCTATTAACTACCATTTAGTTTTATCCGCCCAAAAAGCTGCTGACATTTTACCTTTTGCTATGTTCTTACCATGTCGTGCTTTAAAACTTGCACGTTTAGCTTTCATACGAGCAGATTCACCCGCTTTGGGTTTTCCTGCTGTGCTTGCCCCCTGTTCTCCAAACCTAATTGTCTTGATTTTGTCACCTTCTTTTGCCACAACAACGTGGCTTTTCTTTGGGTGATTGGGGGTACGCTTCGGCTTATTGTATCCACTAACTCCAGCCCTAGCTAGTCTTGGGTCTTTTTTTACTGGCATTCTTTTCCCCTATTTGTTTCTTTAGGTTTACAATCTCGTCGTTTAGTTGCTTAAACTTTACATTTATTTGAGCAACTACATGTTCCAGTTCTCTAGTCGTAACCATTACTGTAGTCCTTGTGGGTTAGGAGTAGCAGATGCTTTCTCTTCTTTAACTGCTATCTCTCTTTCTTTAAGAAGCTGGCCTGAGATTTTAAGTCGTCGTTCAAACTCTTTATCGTCTGCTGTCCCTGCTTTTAAGTTTACAGTTGCAGCTTTAATACGATCAATCTCCAACTCTTGAGGAATGGCTTGAGCCTCCACCGTAAGCTTCTGTGCTCGTGCTGCTGACTCTTGGGCCTGTCCCTGTAGTGCTGCTGATTGTGAAGCTTGGAATTGAATCTGTGCTTGCTGCGCTGCCTGTTGCGCTTGCTGCGCTTGCGGGTTAGGCTGGTTAGCTTGTTGCAGAGATTGTATTAGTTCTTCACGATTAGCTAAGTTCATGTTATCAACAATAGACATGATAAGCTGAGAGTACATAGGTGACTCTGGAGACATTGTTTGGAGTAGCTGTACAAGCTGTGTAACTTCGTATTCTCGTGCAATTATTCCTAAAGAACTAGACGTGTGGAACTTATAATCAGCAACAGGATACATCTCAGGTTCAAACTGCATGTAACGATGTGCTGCTTTAGTAACAAACGGGATCAAGAAAGACTCTTGAAAGTTAATCAAGGTACGCTTATGACGCTTAATAATAGCACCTAGCGACATTGAAATACCTGCGGCAGTGGCGTCTCCATTGATAGAACCTGCCGTACCAGCTGAATCAATAGCACCTGTAGCTGTCTGTACCATAGTTTGCAAAGCTTGTGCCTGTGCAAAACTAATCTGACTTACGTTACCAAAGTTGAATGGTTGTAATACTTCAGCTGGGTTGCCGTTAGTTAAAATAATCTTACCCGGACGTACTTCAGGCTTAGAGCCTCTAGGCATACGTGAAGCATCCATAGCCATCATAGGGTGGATGGTCAAAGCAAGAGCGTCGATTCTAGCGCGTAGTTCTGTGTCTAACGCCTTTTGTGAGTTATACCCTTTCTCACATACACCTCGACCCCAAAAGCGGCTAGGAACGACATCCCAAGGAAATGCGACGATAGGACGATCACCCATCATGTAAGGGTTTTCTTCTGCTTTAAGAAGTTGACCACTGTTAGCAATAACAACCATTGCTTCAACATAGTAAGAATCGTCGTCCTCTTCAGACATTGTTACTACTTCTTCATCTTCACTTTCTACCTGCGCATCCGTCAGTAAGTGGCGGGGGACAAGACCATAGTACTTAGTTAAACGTACTTTGTCATCAGCATAAGTAGTTAAGTCTTGATCAGGCTCTATGTCAAAGTCAGGAGAAGCGCTTTCTAATTCAACATCACGATATACACCGCTTTCTATCAGCTGCTCTACAGAATGCGTGGGTACAAACTCATCTACAGCACAACCTAATGCTTCTTCAATAGAAGTAGCAACAGGATCAATCAAGAAGTTTTGAGGCATTACAGGACGTAACTTAACACAAGTACGATCTTGAATAGTAACACCAACGGCTGTCAACTCACCACCCATTACTGGCTGTGTTGCTGGCTTAAATTCTTTTTCTTCTTCAAGTATAACTTCGCCGATACCTGTGCCAAAAACAGCAGCATTAATCAAACACTCCGCGACACTCTTACGTACTTTATTCTTTTTAAAATCATCTGTCAAATGTTTACGTAACATAACAATGTCAGAAGAGTCTTGGTCGTGAATGTCATCGCGGATATCAAACCACTTACCACGTCCAAAAGTAGCTTCTTCTAATTCTGCAACGGAAGACTCAACAGCCTGTTGTAACGCAGGAGAGATAATCTTAGAGCGTTCAGATGAACGACTAGAATCTTCCGCAGCCCACTGGCCTCTCCACAGTCTATAGTACTCTTCAAAGCGATCTGAATAGTTAGCTTCATAATGATCTCGCCAACCGTCACATTTGTCCATCACCCAGCCTTCAAGTGTCTGTTCAATAGTAAATGTATCTTTATCTTCTAACATAGTTAATAGCCTGCGTATTTATCTAGGAATTCGTAGTCTTCTTCTTCATAGTCGTAAGCGTAAGAAACCTTAGCTAACTGGTCTATATATGCTAAACAATCTATCAAGTCATCATGGACTAATGGATTAGGGAATTGGAACAACTCATCAAGAAACTCTGTATTCCAGTCACCCTTGTTAAGTGTAATTGTACCGTGTTCAAAGCGTCCTTGCAACGCCCATACGATTCGATCTGTTTTCTTTTTATTACCGTGAGTAAGTTCTTCAACACGGAAGAACCTTTGATTCTTTTTCATCTGGTCGTTGAGATAAGGAAAGACTGCATTCTTCAGGGCTCCTTTTTCAATACCCACCGCTACTGGTTTATATTTGTTGACTGCTCCAAAGATTCGTCGTGCAGTCTCTTCGACGCCCCAACGCCCATGTATGATATCAGCAACCCACCAACCTTCAATGCCCGCTTTAACCACAGCAATGCCTGTTTGGTCAAGACGTTTAGTTTTGGTAGTGACTTTCTGTACGTCTGCAAAGCCTGCCAAATCGACTGCAATGTAATAATCACCATCTGCTGGCTCCTCCTCGCTAAACCTAACATCATCTTCTTTAAAGAGTTCACTACCGTGAGCCTCAAAGCTTGCCATAAACTCCTGTCGGAAAGAGAAGGCTGACATACTCTTCTCAGCAGCTTCAATCTCTTTAGGGTCGAGCAACGGGTTGTCAAAGCTAGTGTAGTGATAACCTTTAAACGTGTCGTCTTCAGATACACTAGCATATTGGTATAAGTCATAGAAGTGGTTACGACCCATTGGCGTACCAATGAACATCGCATCACCCTTCTGATCCGCAAGAGCAGGACGCAGGATCTGCTCCCAAACCTCTGGCTTCATGTCAGCATACTCATCCATGACCAAGAACTTCAGACTAACACCACGCATAGTCTCAGGTCTATCAGCACCCTTCAGCGTCAACAGCGCACCGTTAACAAATTTAATCTGTAGGTTGTTAACATGACTTGACGCTATAACGCTATGGCCTAACTCCAGCAACATCTGCCACATGATGTCCCTAGCCTGTCCCTGTGTAGGGGCAACGTAGAACACTTGACCTTTCTTGGCTGACAAGCAGTTAAGTATTAGCGACCAAGCGGCTAATCTACTTTTGCCTGTACGTCTGCCTGCCGCTATCACTTTAAAGCGTGTAGGGTCGTTGTAGACCTCTTGCTGCCACGGCAGTAACTCAACTTTTAAATCAGTCAATGGTTACTTCTGCTTCAGTCTTGATAACAACCCTAGCACCACAGGACAACACAGGCTTGTCGTTGCCACCGTAGATAACTGTGCTAGGCCCATGTATCTGTACTGAGTGACCATAAGTATTCTTCTTACCTTCTTTAACAGTCAACACAGGCTCATTAGCATTATTCTTCTTGTTAGAGCGTATGATGTGCTGATTGACGTGGATATATTTTTCAGGCATAGTCAGAAACTTTAAAACGGTAGCCCTCATAACTGAATGTCTTTTGTTTTTTAGCTTTAGCTTCCTTCAGTGCTTTTTTAAAGCCTTGTTTTTTAGCAATCTTTTCTTTAGCTTTTTGAGCCTCAATAATAGTGCCTTGTCTAACATTTTCAAAAGCTTTAGCTTTAGCTGCTGTTTGTGACACAGCTTTAGATCTGGCTCCTCCAACTTTACCAATGTTTTTAGCTAAACCTCTAGCAAGACCTTGTCCTAATACTTTACCAATACCGGCTACCATGTTATACCTCTTAGTATGTCCACATTACAGGAGACTCGTTAATGTCCAAACTGCGGATGTCAACATGCACAAAGCTAGAAGCAACTCCGATTCCTGAAAAGCCCATCGAGATAGCCTCTTGAACAATCCTAAACCGTTGTGTACCATCGTTAACTTTAATGTCTGCTGCAATGCCTTGGGCATGAGTTCCGGGTCTCTCCTTTTTTACTTCAATTGGGTGATCTTTACTTCTAAAGCCACTCGTGATAACGAAGGGGAACCCACAGCGCGCACGTAACAAATCTAACTTCAGCAACAACCTGTCGCTAATCTCGTTCTCACCAGTGTATTGGCAAGCAAACTCTTCCCTAGTAAAATAATCTAAGTCTTGATTTATATTATACATCTGTATATTCCCCTTCAATGGGTTCTTCACTACCTGAAATAACTGTAGTCTCACCACCAACTCCCGTAATAGAGATATTAATGGCACTCTTGCCTCCAGTAGCCTTATCCTTTTCAAAATAACTGACAGGCAAAAGCCTATCCATGCACAACTTCCATGCTGCCGCTTGATTCTTATGGTCATCGTCTAATGCTGCTGACAATATAGCGTCTAACACCTTCCTACTCTTAGGAGATGCTAACATTCTAGCTTTGTATTCGTTAATCACCGCAGCATCACCCTTGGGACGACCTACTGCATTCCGCTTACCTTTGGTTTTTGACGATACCGTGTTCTTTTTAGGCCGCCCAACCCGCTTTGCGGGCTGACCACCATTAGATTCTTTACTACTCAAGGTCTACTCCTATGGTTATCTTAAGTATACTTAAGTATTCTTTAGTATTATACTTTAATTATTTCTTTAAAGATAATTCTTAAAGCCTTCTTAAGTACACTTAAGGCGCTTAGTTACCTTAGTGTCTTTATTATACTAGATATTATAGC